TGTATCGGGGTTTTCTTTCATAAAACGTTTAGCCCGCGCTAAAAATTCTTCTTCTTGTGTTCTACTGTAATGAGTTCTAGGCATTTGTTTCCTTTCTTAAAATGGGGGTTCACCAAACTTGGCCGTGAATTCATCATGGCTCATTATGTTTGATGGTATTTTTGTTAGGGTTGTTTTTATTGAACAGTCGGGTTTATCTTTTACAAACCACTCTGCGTCAACTTTTGTATTAAATACTCGTAAAGGCTCAAGGTCTTCATCAAGTACTATAAACTGTTTAGTCGTCACATGCACCGCCAACGCAATACTTCCCATGAATAATCTCGTTAGCTATCTCTTCTGAGAGCTTTAAACGTTCTGCGTCATCAATGCTTTGTTCAATTTGTTTGAGTTCCTCTGTTTGTAATAGTAGACTAATTTCGTCAACTATTATTTGGGCGTCTTCCGCGTGTGAATCGCCTATCTTATGTTCATTAAGTAGTCTTATGTGATCTTGTAATAAACTTTTTGTTCTTGCGAAAAGGTCTTTACTCATTTTGATCTCTCACTTTCTTTCTTAGTTTTTGTAAATAATAATCTGCTTTGTCTAAATCTTCGACACCATTCTTCAGTGCAAATCGCCACACATATTTAATTACGTTAGCGACACAGACAGCGACGATTCCAACAAGCCCCATGGTTGCCGACTCAATGGCATCAATACACTCGACTTTACCTTGAGTGTAATGTACCGGCCGATTTACGTTATCTTTCTTCATAATTAAATGTTTGTTTGCCTGTGACATAATACTCTAGCATATCCACATTTGTCTCGTCAATAAGAAGAGCCGTTCCACCGTTAATCGAAATGTCACGCAAATGTTTTTGTTGTAAGGCCGTTGGCTTTCCACCATTGGCCTTACACTCAATACCAAAAAACTTTCCCTTATAGCATGCAACAATATCGGGAACACCACTACTGCCATACCCACCCGTAGAGGCGTAGAAATAATACGCCCCTAGTTTTTTAAGTATCGCACAGACTTTCGTCTTTACTTTCTTTTCGGGTGTGGCCATTATGACTCCAGAGGAGGTAAGTCTTCTTCTAGAAGTACAGGAAGTATTTCAGGGAGATCATAAGACTCTGCGTCTATTGTCGCAATATCAGGAAGCGTATAAGGCTCATGTGATAAGTCTGCTACTTCTTCTTGAATTTTAGGTGCAACCATAGGTGGCAGTTCATAGGACTCATGAGATAGATCAGCACTTTCTACTTGTGCTTCTACTTTATCCTCAACGACAGGGGTTGGGGCATTAAAGTAATTCTCATTAGGTTCACGTTTATTGTTTGTTGTTGCTACCAATGCACCAATTGCTAATACTAATGCAATCGCACCACCAACGGTTTTGTATTTTGCTACGTCTTTCTTGTTCATAATTATCCTCTCAAAGATAGATTAAAAAATTGGCATTACTGCCGTTAGGACTCCTCATTATCTACAACAACTTGTATATTGTCAAGTTCTTGCTTCTCTTCTAACCACTGTTTAAAGTCGTTAAAAGCTACTTCAGGACTTACTTCTTTGTGCCATAACAACTCAAGTATTCCTGACATGCCCCCGATAACTGCAAGTAAGTCGTGCCGATCTGCTTGCCATATATCAGTAGGACAACCAAAGTAATCATAAATATCATTTTCCGTATAATCAATTATTTTCCTCTCATTCATGTTAGTCTCCTTTTGATCTTCATTTTTCATTTAAGTATCCCCAACTTTCTAACCAAGTTTCTTCAGAGCTTCCTATCATGGAATCAAGTATGTCATTGCCTCGTTCGATAAGAAGTTCTTGAAATGTGTTTTCCATTGTTGATAAAACTGTGGCACAAAAGTCGTCCGACCATTCAGGCCTGAATCTTTTAACGTCATCTGCATGCCACCTTGTTACTGCAAACCACTCGTTTTCATGTCCGTCGTCGTAAGAACAGTCTTGTCGTTTCTTGCTCATTTGATACCCTCCGCTTCCATATATTTATTGACCATATTTATGTCCTCGCTTTCTTCGTAGAATACAACTAAGGCCTCCATCTCTAGTTCCCGTAGTACATATAAAGGTATGCTTGATACTTCAACTGTATCTTTGTAAGTACCTATGTGGAACACGTTTGCTTTATGCCGATCGAGTTCGGGCGAGTAGTATATGTCGGCTGAAACATACCATGTCGTACCGTAATCGTCATCAAGTTCTTGTTCAAATTCTAAGTCTTGTCGCACCAACAAGTATGGGTGCGTTTTACCAAATGTTTTTGGTCGTTTAATTGCTGTACTCATTATCCCTCCTCCTCTGCTGTTATTTCAACATCAATCGGTTCACCCCAAGACATGCTGTTTTGTACCGCCCACTCTGCTTCATCTTGGTCTGTAGCCTCGACTATCTTAGGCTCGTAATGCTGTTTAATAAATACAATAAACTTTTTTAGTTTTTTCATTTTACTCATCTTGCATACCCCTTTCTCTCTAGTTCTTTATCAATATCTAAAAAAATCATACGAAGCGTTTCGTCTGACAACACTTCACCATCTAGTACAAAATGGACAAGGGCGTCATCATTTACCCTTAATGTTACGGGCAGTTTGATTTCGTCAATGTCATAATCTAAACTCATTCTTTACCTCCTATTTGAATGTCGTTTTCTGTAAGTTCATAAACAGAAGCTGAGATTCCGTACTCCTCTAAAGCTTCCACCACTTGATCGAAAGTATCTTCTGACTTTATAAAAGTGTCGTCAACGACAACTAAAAATTTGTTGCCATTAGCTGATGACTTTTGATACCTGTCACTCAAGGGATTTTTGTATTTTTTAGTCATTTATGTTTTCTCCTTTTTATCGTAGCGTGGGCAAGATGTTCTCCTTGCCCGTAGCGTCAGCTATATTCAACGCCCCTGCCCCGTTGCCCTCGTCATCTCGTTGGACAATAAAGTTAGAGCCGTCCTCGAGCCACACGACAAGTCCTCTGTCGTGCCACCCCATGTCTTGTGCCTCATCAAGCGTTTGATACCTTGCATACTTAATGCGTTTGCCTATGAGAAAATCCCTTGCTTTGTTATCCCAATAGTTTGTTAGTTCTGCCTCACTCATGCTAATTCTCCTCTATAAAATATGATGAATCATCTGTTTCGGGTTCGTAATCATCTACTTCTACCAAAGCGTTTTGGAATGCTTCATCACGATTCTTGCCTGTCACTCGAAAGGTTGTTGTTTGTCTTTTTTCGTAGATAACATTCCATGTTTTTAATTTACTCATGCTACTTCCTCCTCATCAAATAAAAAATCATCTCTCGTTAAACATTGAACATCAATAAGTTCAGCTAACGCCTCGTCTTCTGTGCCGTTCAACACAGCGTCCTTGATGTCATCAAACTCGTAGTATGCGTCACCTGAAAAGGTATCGTATACCCCTCCGAATCCCATACCTCCCTCGAAGTATGTCATGTGGAATGAGAGTTCTTGCCGTTTATATTGTTCTTCGCAATAGCGTAGCCATTCGATTGGTGGCGACCATGCTGAATCAAAGTCGAGTTCAATCTCATACTCTCGGTTTTTGTCGTCTGCTGTGCAAGTTAAGTCACCAAGAATATCGTCACTCCGAATGTCCCACTTCGTCCCCCAATTCGATACCCGCCAATGCCACCATGCTTCCCCCCTGTCAGCAATTTTGCCATTTATAGCTAACGTATCTGTCTTTTCATAGTCAGGTTCAGGATACAAAAGTCCCAACAATCCGACTTCGGTATAGTTTCCCTCTTTATCTTTCTTTGCCTTTTGTTCCATGTGAGTCTTAATCTTTCTGTATAACAGTTTGCTACTTGTCTTAATAGTTAAATAGTTATTGCACCAATTAGGCATGTTGTTCTCCTTGTAAAATAAATTTAGTCATCACAGTCCCCTAGTTCCCACAGCCTGAGTCGTTCTTCGTCCCACCCAAGTTTACGTTCGCGTCTTTCTCGTGCTTGTTCCTCTTGGTCTTCGTCCCACCTTTCTGAAAAATCGTTATACATCTAGTTCTCCTTTGTTAAAAAAGTATTTGCCATTTCGATTTACCATTTGTTGCATGACAGGGAAACGTCTTTGCTGTGCATTGTATCGGTTCTTGTTTTGGTACACCCAACAGAGCGACAGCTTACACAGGTTCAATAAAGATAGGCTGTTGCATTTGTCTAAGTTACTTTTAATATTTTCAATGAGCGTCTGCTCGTCTACCAAGTCGTCCTCGTAGACTAACATGTCAATAAATTCTTGATACCCATTGTCATATGAGGCTATGATACTTAGCTGTAAGTCTTTTAAATCTTTCATGTTCACTCTCCTATAAAATATTCTGATTATCAATCCAATAATTACCTTGATTAAAACATTCTCTACATAAACAAGAGTAATCACCCATATCATAATCTTCTTCTATATCACCATGCCAAAAGAAATCAGTCGCATAAAACATACTGTTTTTATC